ACTCCAATACTATCAATTTAAAGAGGATGTAGAGGATATGGTGCTTGATGCCCGTGCTATACTTGATGTATGTGATGAGTTGGAGAACCTATGACTGAAATCAAATACTATGTCAGTTGGAAATCAGATACTCAACGCACTCGTAAAGAAGCATATTTTGATACTCTCTGGGGTGCTGAAACGTGGTATAATGAAAAACTCACAGAGGGTAAGAAACCAAAACTCTGGCAGGAAGAAACCACCACGATTTTGAGGAAACTGAAATGAGTGAAGATATGCCTTGGGTGATTGGACTGACTGATGAAGAAGTCCAAGAACTTCGCAGTAAAAAACAAGAACTCACAGAATACGGCAAACAGAAAATCCGAGAACTTATGACTCACGAAGAAATGCTTGCTGTTGCTGCACAACGAGAAGCAGAGAACAAAGCATTGGAAGCATTGGATAAACTCTATGATGAGAATGGTGATGCACTTCAACAACTTTCTGTGATTGAACGCAGAGAACTCATCAACGAAGCACTTGAAGAACTCAACGCAATTGTATTGGGAGGACAAAATACCAGAGAGTTTTATCTTTCAGTGTCTCATATTCGTAATGTATTAGAAAGATTGAAATGACATACAAAGTTAGATACACTGGTTTTGGTCCATACAAAGATAAATTTGAGACAAACCAAATTCTAACAGTCAAAGAGATGCTACCTTATGCCTGGCACGAAAACTTTACCTTTGAGGAAGTGGAAGGTGAGTATCACACGATTTTCTTTGAGGAGTTTGAGATGAGATTTCAAGAACCAACAAAATGGGAACTCTTCCTTGACGGGTTCCACGATTTCTGGTATGCTTTAGAGAGTTATGATACTATTGAGCACTTTCCCGATGACTTTTGGGAAGCACTTTCTTCTGGATGGTATGATACTTACATCTATCCTTATGATGATATTTTCTACGGGCACATTCCTTCACCTGAACGCAAACTACGACTAGGACAATGACTTACAACCTTAATCCAGAAGCAAAAGCATTTTCTTATACGAGAGAGCAACTCTTTGAGTGTATCACTAAAATCGTAGCACATCCTCATAAGACCATCACAGAACACGACCAATCCCGTGCCCTTGCTATTATGGTAGTTTTTGAAGATTATTTCTCAAACTTTTTAGAGAGTGATAATAATGGTTGTCACTATGTTTATGAACGAGATGAACTGGACTTTGAGGATTTTGTAAGAGATAAACTTGGTCCCGAATACTGTTACCGTATTGATGCTGATGAGGTTTTGAAATGAGTCGTTTTACTGAAAATCCCGATGAAATCGTACTTCAAGACATTCAAATGTTTCATCTTGAAAGTATGAATGAACGCACCCTCTGGATTGGTGTGTATACCGAGGATGATAAAATTTATCACTTGAATATTTCTGCGGATGGTGATAAACTGAAGTATTATTGGTCTCAAGAACAATGAAAGTAACCGAACATAACATTACCAACTGGAAACTGAGTGAAACTGAACTGAATGAACTCATCCGTCTTACAAAAGAAGAGATGAAAAAGCATTTGGATGATAAAGCAACCGAGTTGTTCTATGGTATGATAGTAGGTAAGCTCATCATTATGAAGAATGACTGAAACATTTAAACAAACCTGTGATAAACCTTACGACAGGCATCACTATAAGTTGGTGTATAGCAATGGTCAGTCCATTGTTTTAGAGGATTATATGAATGTTCAGGCACATTGGTTTCAAACACCAGAGCAGTTTTTAAGTCATATTGAAGTTCTTGATATTTCACAGAAAAAGAAAAAGGGGTTCAAATGATTTCTATCTTTGACTTATTTCACGATGAGCGTCGTTATGGTTGGGTCGTAGACAAACGCTACGATTGGATCAATATGCTGAACAAAATGCAAAAGAATAATCCAAGACGATTTAAAGAGTTTCAGTATTCCCAAGAAACCATTTACCATCACCTAGATAGAGTACAACAGGAGCAAAATCTTTACGACTGAATATGAATCATTGTCAAAAAAAATGTATGGGATTTGACGGCAATCACGGTGGTTGTTGTACTATTTCCAATAGAGACTATATTATAGGCCCCATACCTGATGCTCAAGAAACATTAAAAAGAGTTCAAGAACAATTTCCTGGGGTTGAAATTACTTGGAATGATTTATTCATGACTTATGATGAAGGTAGTAAATTATTTCCAGAGAAAATTTTTTGGCAAGATAAAGACAACTATCCTTGTATGAGAGTAAATACACAAGACAAATCATTTCCTTGTGTATTCTACAACATGCATTTAAAATGTTGTCAAATTCATAATAGCAAATCTATAGTTTGCTCAACATGGGTCTGCGATTATTTAAAATCAATTCAAGCATAACAATTCTCTGGAGAAGTGTAACGTGGGAATGTTTGATTACTTTCGTTCATCATATGATTTGGGGGAGCAGTTCACTAATGTAGTGTGTCAAACTAAAGACATCGAAGATGGTATTGGTGGCACAATGACTGACTACTGGTTAGACCCAGCTGGTCAATTGTGGTATCCAAGTTATATTGGCACACATGACTTTTGTGAAATCACAGAGGATGATGAGCGATATAATGACAAGGCAAGGTTTCTAAACTTTGAATGGATTCCAACTGGTGTGCATGGTAAGTATCAACCATGCTATATCACAAAGTATATTGAAGTATATCCTGCAAACTGGCAGGGAAAATGGGAGGACTGGCCTAGATTGCGTTTACATTTAAAGTGTGGTAAACTTGTTGAGTATGAAGACATCACTGGAAGATGACAACACGTAAATTTACTGACAAAAATGGTAATGAGTGGAGTTGGGAAGAAACTCCTGAAGTAAAAAAAGCAATTGAAGAACTTCATAATGAAAATCGGTTTGCTGGTAACTATGAGGGGCCTTTGTATGCACCCCATCCTGAACTAAAAAATGGACAAAAAAACTAAATTGATTCTTGCTCTTCAACAAATAGAAAACATTTCTCATTTAGTAAGAGAAAATAATTATGAGGGATTTTTTACTTCTCATCTACTTCCTATTAAGTTCGAACTTGAACGCCAACTTACATTAGAAAATCATGGAAAAAAAATTAGTTGACGATGCTTTCTATGTTGAGAAAAAGCGATATGGTTTATGGGATTCCACTGATAAAGATGGAAAGGGATTGGTCACATCTCTCACTGAAGACGAGTGTATTAAGGCGACCCGTTTTATCCTTAAAGGACGGCAGGAAGGTTTCTCTACGTCCAGAAATTATGAAGGTAAAGTAGGTGGCAAACTATGATTAGATTTATAAAATGGTTTTTTTCACCATCTAAAAAACCAATTATAGAGCATGTTGATGTATACAAAAAACTTGAGGAATTGGAGGATAGAATTAAAGTTCTTGAGGAAGAGAACATAGAGACAACTAACGCACTATATGAAACAACTAATTCTTTGGAGGCACGTATAGATATACTGACTCTAGAAAATTATTGGGGAAATGAAAATGTATGAACTTGATGACTTTGAAAAAGCACTTGCCCACTTTGGTACGCGAGTGGACATCATTATTGCTCTTGAAATGGGCGGTAAAATTGATGGGCCAGCAGCATATAAAGAAATTAAAGCAGAACTTAAAGAACTCAAGCGAGCCAAAAAACAATACGGAAAGGATATGTAGTAAGTGTGGTGAGACCAAACCACTTGACAGCAAACACTACCAAGTAGTAAAATATTTTCGTAGTGGGTTGTCCTACCACTGCAATGATTGTAACAAACCAAAACCCAGAGAAGATTGATGACGGATTTCAACTACAAAAAGTATTCTCTTGAAAATCTTGAGAACTGGATGCACGATGCAATGTCCTGCAGTGAAGCAACTCCGCAAGAAATCTATGATGTCATTGTTGATGTTGTCAAAGAAAACTATTATTGTTATAAAGACCACACAAGCCGTGCATATGAACTGTTATCTAAATTAAATGGTAATGGTAAAGGACACATCAAAGCGTATGATGATTGTGTAGATAAAGTTTTAAGTTGTGATAGTTACTGGGAAGAAAACTACAATCCAGAAGAATATAAAGGTTCAACTGTAAGTAGTGTTCAGTATACCGAAGAAGAACTGAATGCGATGTGCGATAAGGCAGCATCAGATCAAGAGAAAGAGAAGTGTCGTGAATATAATCTGCGTGAAGCAGAGTATTATGATAAGAAGGCAAAACTTGATGCTGAATATGATAAAGTTGTGAAGTGGAGACTACCTGTTCAGCAAAAAATTGAAGAGGGTATTGATGATTATTATGTGCAGTTCCCTGACGATCTTTTGGAAGCAGCAAATCTCAAAGAGGGAGACCAAGTTGAGTGGGTAGATAATGGTGATGGGTCTTACCTTCTTCGCAAGGTAACTAAACTACTTGGAATGGATGAGTGTTGATGTATACAATTCAGTTTCTTGCTCCATTTGTTGCAGGTCTATGTCTTGAAAACTTTATGGCAAAACAAGGTGAACTTTGCAATTTCAGAGATAAACCACAACATGTGGTAAAATATGATAAACCAAATCCAGAAGCTGCCTGTTATCGTGACGGCATCTTCTACCCCCGTTGTAAAGACTTGGAGAACCCTAAAGTATGGCGCTATCACAATCTGTTGAAGAATCGTTGAAAGAAGCAGAACAATCACTGCGAAACGCATTAGCATATGCTGCCCGTCAAGAACGTCCGATGGTTTGTAGTGTAATTGCTGACCTCATTAGTCGCATTGAGTCACTGCAAACAACTGATTCGATTCTAGACAAACTTGAAAATCGTAAACCAGGCGATTCTGGTTTCTTTGGAACTATGTTTGGTAAAGATATTTAAATTGTAACAAATGTTACAAAATTATTTGACTATATAACAACAATGAGGTATAGTACCTCTACGTTCATCTGGAATTAACCAGACGGAAGTAAGCCGACTCGGAACGGAACGTTCATTCGGTATTCGCAAATACCGAACGCAAAAGCCGACTGAAGGAACGCTCTTTAGCCTCAAAATTAAGGAGAAAACCTAATGTCTAAAGTCGTATACCGTGGTATTGAATACGATACTGAAAAGCGTATCGCATATCAGCAGCAAATGATGCAACAACCCCAACAATACAACGAAACCTACCGTGGTGTTAAGTTTGTAAAGGAGGGGCACAAATGAATACTTATTTTGTTCGTTACCTTAAGCAGAAAGCAAAAAGGGAACAACTTCTTAAACATGCACAATTAAATATGGCAAAGCAACCTCAAGTTGCTTGAAGTTGGGAGGGGAAACCCTCCTTTTTTAATAGGTATAAACTTGTAGGCATAAATTATTGTTAAGAAACCCACACAAATTTTATAGATAGTGATAGAATACTTGAGGTGTTAGGGATGAAAGAAAACTTTTTGCTATGATATTCTTAGTGCATGGAGGTCATTATGCACAACTTAATTTCTTACAATCAACTTGCGGGTTGGGTTAAGCTTCAAAAAACGATTGATGAATTTACTGAACAAAACGAATTAATAAATGACTATTTTAATTGTTTAATTGAGTGTGATGAAAGTCAACAGAGTTGTAAAAGGATATGTAGGGAGATGTTGAATAACTTGTAATATAAGCAGAAGGGGTTGATCCCCTTCTTTTTTTGTGATAGAATCTTTTTAGATAATTTTAATCTATGGACAGAGATAAACTAAAACTAATTGTTCATAATCTTGAACTTCTTGTCAATTCTTTAAAGGAAGAAATTTGCTCTGACCCTCAGAGTTATCTTGAAAATCTGGATTATGAAAAAATAAAAACAGCTTTAACAGATTATGATGAAGTGTTTGAAGACGATGACGATTATCCCGATCAACTAAAATGACAGTTAAACTTATTTCAATTACACCAGACGCAGAAAAGACAATGGCATATGTTGCCCGAGTCTCAAATCCTGCAAATCAGGAAAATGATAATTACGCTGGACTTCTGAAGTATTGCATCAAGCACAATCACTGGAGTGTATTTGAGCAGTCTTTTATGACTCTTGAGATTGAAACGAACCGTGGTATCGCAGCACAAATTCTTCGCCACCGTTCATTTACATATCAAGAATTTTCACAGCGTTATGCTGATAGTTCTCTATTAGGAGATTATATTCCCATTCCAGATCTTCGCCGTCAAGATACTAAGAATCGTCAGAACTCTACAGATGACCTTGAAGGTTATTTGAAATTGAAGTTGCAGGCAGAAATTCAAGAGCATTTTGCGGAGGGTATGCGCCTCTACAAGCAACTTCTTTCACATGAGGTGGCAAAGGAGTGTGCTCGCTTTGTATTGCCCTTAGCGACGCCCACACGCATCTATATGTCTGGCTCGTGCAGGTCATGGATCCATTATATCAGTCTTCGTTCTGCAAATGGCACTCAAAAAGAGCATATGGATATTGCACTTGAGTGTAAGAAGATATTCACTGAACAGTTCCCATCTGTGGCAGAAGCGTTAGAATGGACTTCAGTTGAAAATTAGCTTTTAATTCCATTTTTGGGCGAAAAAAATCCCGGCAAATTTTTTACACATATGGTTTGCAACTACTAAATAATCTTAAATTTATTACAAATTATGGCAATATATCCTGTGGTAAATAAAACCACTGGTGAACAAAAAGAAATCAAATTAAGTGTTCATGAGTGGGATCAGTGGAAGAGAGATAATCCAGATTGGGAGCGAGATTGGTCTGATCCATCTACATATCCAAATTTTGGAGAAGTTGGTGAGGTTTATGACAAACTCAAAAAATCTCATCCTGGGTGGAATGACGTGCTACATAGGGCATCAAAAATGCCTGGATCTAACGTAAAACCTATTTAAGAACATTTTTTATGGCAAGAAGAAAAAGAGGAGATCAACCAATCGGTGTCGGGCTAACTTCAAAACAAATGAAGAGAAAGAAACCGATAAACATTGATTTGATGAAGGATATTGATCCTCTTACAGAAAATCAAAAATCTTTGTTCGAATCATATGAGAAAAACAAACACATTGTAGCATATGGTTGCGCTGGTACAGGTAAAACATTTATTACACTATACAATGCGCTACAAGATGTTTTAGATGAAAGAACTCCTTACGAAAAAATCTATATCGTTAGGTCTCTTGTTGCCACTCGTGAAATTGGGTTTCTTCCTGGTGATCATGAGGATAAGTCTTCACTTTATCAAATTCCTTACAAGAACATGGTAAAGTATATGTTTGAGATGCCAGATGATGCATCATTTGAAATGCTTTATGGTAATCTTAAGACACAAGGAACGATTAGTTTTTGGAGTACATCTTTCATTCGTGGAACTACTCTTGATAACGCAATCATTATTGTTGATGAGTTTCAAAACTTGAATTATCATGAACTTGACAGTATAATTACACGAGTTGGTGAAAATAGTAAGATTATGTTCTGTGGAGATGCTACTCAATCTGATCTTGTTAAATCCAACGAAAAGAATGGTATTGTTGACTTTATGAAAGTTCTTCGTATCATGCCTTCTATTGATATTATTGAATTCGGAGTTGATGATATTGTTCGCTCTGGTTTTGTGAAGGAATATATTCTTGCTAAAATGGAATTGAATCTATGAGTTTTATTCATTGTAATTATCTAGGTGATCTTGAACTAGAAAAGAAAGAACAAAATGGCATCCGTCTCTACAATCTTCCAAATGGAGCTTGGGTGCCTTCAATCACTTCAGTCACTTCATTTTATAATCGCCAAATCTTTATTGACTGGCGAAAACGTGTTGGACTTGAAGAAGCCAATCGAATTACCAAAAAAGCAACGGCAAGAGGAACTGATTTTCACCAAGTTTGTCAGGATTATCTTGAAAATAAAGAACTGAATTGGGATAATTATCAACCAATGACAAAGTTTATGTTCTTTCATGCTAAACCGTATCTTGACAAGATAAATAATATTCATGCGATTGAAAGAACACTTTACTCTGAATACCTTGGACTTGCTGGTAGAGTAGATTGTATCGCAGAATATGATGGAGAATTAGCAGTCATTGACTTCAAAACTTCAGATAAAATCAAACCTGAAGCATGGATTGAAAATTATTTTGTCCAAGAAATGTTTTATGCTGCTGCTTATTTTGAACTAACTAAAATTCCTCCCATTAAACTTATTACACTTATGGTGACTCCGGGAGGAGAAGTCAAAGTATTTGACAAAAGGAACAAAGGAGATTATATTAAGTTGTTAGTACGGTATATTAAAGAATTTGTACATCACAACACTACTAATGAACAATGAACTAGAAAAAGCATTCGAAAGTAAATTCTTCTGTCCGACTAAATTTGCACAAGAAATTGAAACTCTTGTTCATGGTCAAGAAAACTTAAGTTATATTGATGCAATTGTTTATTTTTGCGAAATGAATTCAATTGACATTGAATCTGTACCTAAACTTATTCCAAAACCCCTGAAGGAAAAAATTAAGTACGAAGCAATGCAATTGAATTTTCTTAAAAAAAGTTCTAGAGCTAAACTTCCTTTATGATCGTGACTCCTTTTGAAACATATAAACATTATTTGTCACTTAAAAATCATTTCACAAATCCAAAATACGACTTTTTCAGGTATGGTGCAAAGACTCGTGCCAGTATAGCCTCCTTCAATAAAAGGCGTGATAGGTATTGGTTTGAACGTGCATCCCGAAAGTATTCAGATAAGGAAGTTGTTGACTTTCTTGTGTCAAATTTCATAGCAGCAGATAATCCTCAAAGCTTATGGATTGGAGAAATTATCAATTCTGGAGAAAGGACTTACGCAGATTGGATGAGACGCCAACAGAGTTTGACGTACTTATTCAGAGAACAAAGCAGCGAATTGTTCTCGGAGACAAAATTAGACGATGCTTTGAACTGTTCCAAAGGTCATCCACCCGTTCTTAAGAAGTTCCTGAGCGGGAAAATTTCACTAGAAACCCTAGTAATCTATGATAAAATATTCCTGTTCGGGAATGTGTTTGATAAGAAACTTTTGGACCCAGTGTGGGAAACCGTCAGTTTAAAAATCAAAAAATATTCTCCGTTTCTAAATATCGATGTACAGCGTTATAAAAATATCGTGAAGGAAATTGTTCTAGGAGAAAAATGAGTTTTTTTGATTCTGATATTGTTCGGGCAGAAATGGCAGAAATATCAAGACTTCAAGAAGAAGTCTATAGTGGTGTTCTGCAGTTTTATCATATGTCCAATGAAAAGAAATTAATTCATGTTAAACTTTTAGAACAACTGATAGACAAACAAAAAGTTCTTTATATGAGACTTAGTTTGTCTGATGATCCTGAAGCTCTTAAAATGAAAGAAAATATTCGTAATTCGGCATTAATGATGGGTCTACCTCCAGAAATGGACATGACCACGTTTTTTAATGAAATGACACGCATGTTGGAATTCATGAAAGAAAGGATTGACAAATCAGAGTTTTGATTCTACAATAACGAAGTACACTCAAGCCAAATACGTACAAAATCCGAGGTAATCTAATGTCTTTTGCAGATCTCAAAAAACAATCTTCTCTTGGTTCTCTTACACAGAAACTGGTCAAAGAAGTAGAGAAGATGAACACAACCACAAGTGGAGATGATGACCGTCTCTGGAAACCTGAACTGGATAAAACTGGTAATGGTTTTGCAGTGATTCGTTTTCTCCCTGCTCCAGAAGGGGAAGAACTTCCCTGGGTGAAAGTATATTCTCATGCTTTCCAAGGCCCTGGTGGTTGGTATATTGAAAACTCTCTGACTACGATTGGTCAGAAAGATCCTGTTTCGGAGCATAACCGTGAACTCTGGAACACTGGTAGTGAAAAGGATAAAGAAACTGTTCGTAAACAGAAGCGTAAACTGTCTTACTATTCCAACATTTATGTTGTAAAGGATCCCGTCAATCCTCAAAACGAAGGTAAAGTCTTTCTATTCAAGTATGGTAAGAAAATCTTTGACAAGGTGATGGCAGCAATGCAACCTGAATTTGAAGATGAAACCCCCATCAATCCTTTTGATTTTTGGCAAGGTGCAAACTTCAAACTGAAGATTCGTAAGGTTGATGGTTATTGGAACTATGACAAGTCTGAGTTTGAGTCTCCTAGTCCTCTTCTGACTGATGATGATGCTCTCGAATCTCTTTGGAAGAAGCAGAATTCTCTCACGGATATTGTTTCTCCTCTACAATTCAAGTCTTATGAAGATCTTGAGAGGCGTCTGAAAATGGTTCTGGGTCAGAAGGCTCCTTCACGTCCTCGTCTGGATGCAGAAGTGGAAGATGAAGAGTATGTGCCTCAGGCAACTTACGAAGAATTGAGTGCGGGAAAGTCTGGTGGAACTCCATCAGTGGCACCTACATCCTCTTCTGATGAAGATGAAGACGACGCCCTTTCCTACTTCCAACGTCTTGCTGAAAGTTGATTATTCGTAAAGTCTAATATTATCAGCTCTCTTTAGGGTTTCATTCATGTATTGAGTGGAACCCTCTTTATATGTCATGATTTCCTCTAAATCGTCAAAGACAATGTTGAGGAATTTTGGTTTTAAGATATAAATCGTTCTCTTTTCATTTTCAATTCTTTCTTCATACTCATAATTTGTTACAGGAACCGCAACATTATCTACTGTAACTTGAAGGTCTTGAAAAAAGTCATAATAACTTACACTCTGAGTTGAATCAACTTTAATACCCTTTGGAAAAATAACAATACCTTGACTATTCTTAACTTCGGATGATTCATAATGATGAATACCACTGTAAAGAGTATCATAATCCCCGTATTTTTCTAGGAGATATGCATCATAGGCCTCCTGAGTCATTGGCCATTCATCTTGAACATTCAGAATGTTATTTGCTAATAAAATAACCCAGTCTAGTGTTGCGTCTTTGTAGATTTCATATGCAACATTGTCTGGGCGATTGTTTCCTTTGATTTCGTATTTTTCAAAAACTGAAACATCGTTGAGAATGTCGTCTCTGAGAACACCTTTTTTAAAGAGATTTTTTACAGCAATATAAGAATCAGAACTTTTGCTATCCGCGTTTGTTCTGTTCACATATTCGAAATTAGGTATATTGCGAAAGTATGGATTTGCCATTTTAGAAACCTATTTCTGTGTCTGGACCGTTAGATTTTGTCCCTTCACCATAGTCACTATTAAAGACTGGTTCAAGTTCTTGGAATTGCATTGTAATTTCATAAGAAACCATTGGGCCATCCCAAAATGTTGCATATTGCCCTTCTGGGGTATAATTGACTGTAAAGTTTTGAAGAGCACATTCTTTGAATTTATTTAGAAATTTATGCTCCTTATTTTGATGTAGATATGTAATTTTAAATGTATGTGGTGACTTTACAAATAAATTTGATTCACTTTTTTGTGGTGCCATTCCTTGTTTAAAGAAACGAATGATTCCGATAATTTGTTTTGCTTCCGCTTCACTTCTTGCAGACATTTTAAATGTAAAATTAAAAGGTCTTAAAGTAGGACCACCAAATAATAATTCAAGATTGGGGTTTAAAACAGCGCCCGTAATTCTTGTAAGTAGTCCACCACCAGAACCAACAGCATCTGAAGTTATTGCTGCAGCTAATGCAGTCTTAACGTCACCAGAATTTTTTGAGGTAGTTCCAACAACATTTTCTAAAGCTTTCGTGAACCCCTCTCCACCAGCAGTAATACCACCAAGACCAATTTGACTCAATGCAATGTCTTTAGCAGTCATTGAATTATCACCCCATTGAGCAGCGGTAGTTTCACTAATACCTGCGGGAATAGGAAGAAAAACTCTACCAATTACATTCCTTTGTCCAGCCCTAGCGGAAGTATCAAATCCAAATTGAGATTGATTAAATGTTGATGGTATGTATTCCAACATATCAAATCTAATTTTATCTTGTGGTGATGTATCAAGAGTCAATGGATATCTTAAAGAATTCTTTCCACCTTTTCCTGGAAATTCATTTCTACCAACTGATTTTCCTACAGCATCTTTCCACTGCTCATCAGTGGTTGTTGATTTTGATTGCTCATCTGAAGGTGTACCTGATGCAGTTTCTTTATTTTGAGCACTTGATGCTAATTTTTTTTGATCTTCTTTTGAAATACCTCCTACAGGTTTCGTTGTTGCAGAAACAATTTGTTGTTGAGTGTTGTTTTTTAGAGCACCTTGTTCTAAAGATCTTTTTGCATCAGCACCAAGAATTTCTTTTCCATTAGAATCTTTTAAATATGTCCAGGTTTTCCCACCATCTTTTGTCGTTGCTGCAGGTATATAATTATTAGGATCCGAAGAATAATATAAAGTTGTAGTTCCTCCAGTTACTTTCCCACTAGAATCTTTATCAACTTTAGTTGATGTCGCTGTAAAAATATTTGATTGATTTGTTCCAACTTTAGTCTGTATTGGATTACTATTAAATGAATCTAATGGTCCGACAAATGCCATCAGAATACCTCCCCATTAAAGAGGATGTTTAGAATATATTTTTTTACTCTTCTAAACATTAGTATAAGGTTTTTATTTATTTAGACGAAATTTAGCAAAGGGTATTTCGAGTAACTCATCAAGTTCAGTATAATCAATAACATGCAATTTTCCAGGAATTTCTTCCCAAGTGTATTGTCTTGGCATTCTCCAATGAAAATTAAATGCTTTAAATCCCCATCTTTCTAGTGAGATACATTCAATTAATGGATGTTGGTCATATTCAATGTCTGGAGTTTTTGGATTATAAACAAACGTATAAAATTTACCTGGTTCTGGATATAAAACTTCTTTTTTAAAAATGTCCATGATGAGCAACATAAAATCCTCTGGATCATTTGTTCCTAACGTTTGAACTCTCTTTTTGAGTTCTTTAGTTCTTGCAGTTCCTGTTTTTGAATATTGTCCGAAACCTTCTGCCATTACTTAATACCTAATTCTTCTTCGGTAATAATCTTAAATTCTATAAGTCTATCTGCACAAAATTCTTTAGCAGCTTTCCACTTTGCTTGATTGACCGCATAAGTTGTGCATTCATGTATGTATGACTTAGTAACTCTTGATTTCTTTTGTGGAGGTATAGTCTGTTTTTTAGGCTTAACTTCAATTACATATGTTTTAATTTGTCCTGTGGACTCTTTTACCTTTATAATGAAGTCTGGAAAATAACGATGAATGCGATTATCCATTGGAGAGAGATAAGGTATCCAAAACTCTTCACTACCCCACTCTAAAATACTTTCATTAAGATCGCACCAATGGCAAAACTTTCTTTCCCAACTACTACGACAAATAATATTATTTGGGTCACCCTTATATTTCTTGGGATATGATGGTTTGTATTTGCTTTTAATACTTTCTGCCATTAAACCGACTACATAATATATAAGGTCAAAAAGTATTTATAAATGCCCTCCGCAAAGAGCGTATCACAAATTAAAGCAGCACTATTGCATCCCGCAACGACTTCTCATTTTGAAGTACGAATTCCATTACCAACAAGTTTAAATGAAAAATATTTAAATGCTAACGGAATTAATCTTTCAAATACTAGTCTAAGTAATTTGAATTTAATGTGTTGTGAAGCATCTCTTCCAGGTTCTAACTTAGCAACACTTGAATTGAATAATGATCATACTGGTGTTACGGAAAGACATGCATACCGTAGGGTGTATGATGATAGAATTGACTTAACTTTTTATGTAGATGCGAGATACTACCTACCAATTAAAGTATTTGAGACTTGGATGAAATATATCTCACAAGAAAGTGTATCTAAAAAGGAAGGAGGTCCAAATCAAAAATTATCTTCAGAAGCACCGAATTACTTTTATTCTTTTCAATATCCAGATAAGTATGTCGTTTCTGGATTAACAGTTACAAAATTTGAAAAAAGTAGTCTTGGTGGAGTGAAAGGACAAAGAGATTTGGCAAGTACTTTAACCTATACATTTGTAAGAGCATTTCCAATTAGTTTGTCTTCAATGCCAGTTTCTTATGAGTCTTCATCTTTGTTAAAATGTACAGTGAGCATGTCTTATACTAGATATTTGGTGTCTTCAACTGATCCCCCACTTGCTGAGGATAATAAGAATAGTGAACAACCATTATCAGTTGAAGAGCAGGCAGCGATTAATAGTGCCGGACCTGGATTTACAGATCCAGAACTGGATAGAAGGGCAAGAGCTGCACTAGGAATTGGAGAATTTAATCCAAATCTTCAACGTAATATTAATGGTCAAATTCTTCCACCAGATAATGCTCAATTCGATATTAATGGTAATGTAATTGATACTGGAGATAGACTCATAAACATTAATGAGTTTTCTGGTAGATAATAAACATTAAAAAAGGGTCGATTGACCCTTAGTTTGGAGTTGGGAGTTCTACTTTTACATGCTGAAGTGCTGTAAATAGAACTATTGTTCCACCATAAATCAAGAAAGGGAGTAAAAGTAACGAGAGAATCAAAGATTTCATTTTTCTTTTTTGATTCCTTGTGACAGACCAATTGCACTGACAACACCAGTGAGACCATAAAGACCTCCCCAAAGACCCAACCAAAGAGAATTGTTTCGATGAATTTGAGAAACTTCTGGCGCTACTTTATGGTACTTGTATGCTGCGTCATATTCTTGAACATACCATACAAAACATGCCCCAGTTGCGACAGTAGTAACAGAGAGAGCAGAAGCAAGGTAAAAATTCAAAAGAGATTTCATTTGTTTGTTTGAACTGAAGTTATTATAGCATGAACTCACATCCCTAAATTGAGGAAGTGGCCACTTTATCATCCGTCCATCTGCTATAAATAATCGTACTGAACATCTATAGGACATTATGCCTTTACCTAAGATTGCTACACCAACATATGAACTTGAATTGCCATCATCAGGAGAAACAATTCAATATAGACCTTTTCTAGTTAAAGAAGAAAAACTGCTTGTAATTGCTCTAGAGAGTGAAGATACAAAGCAAATTACAACAGCTATTAAAACAGTTATTAAAAATTGCATTCTCACTAAAAGTGTTAAAGTAGAGGCACTGCCTACTTTTGATATTGAATATTTGTTTCTGAATATTCGCGGTAAATCTGTTGGAGAAGAACTTGAGATTAGTATTATTTGTCCTGATGATGGTGAGACTCAAGTTCCTGTAAAAATTAATCTTGATGATATTCAAGTGCAAAAAAGTGAAGAACATTCAAATCGAATCAAAATCGATGATTCTATTATGATGGAAATGAGATATCCATCACTTGATCAATTCATCAAAAACAACTTCGATTTTAATGAAAAAAATGCAATGGATCAATCATTTGACTTGATTGGTTCATGTATCGATAAAATTTATACTGAAGATGAAGCATGGTCTACGGCAGATGTAACAAAGAAAGAACTTTCTGATTTCCTAGAGTCGATGAATTCTTCTCAATTTAAAGGAATTGAAAAGTTTTTTGAAACGATGCCAAAACTTTCTCATACAGTTAAAGTTAAAAACCCAGTTACAGAAATTGAAAGTGAAGTTGTTTTAGAAGGGTTAGCATCTTTTTTCGCGTAGCAATGGTCCATATGGACCTAGAAAATTATTTCCGTCTCAATTTTTCGTTGATGCAGTACCATAAATATTCATTAACGGAAATTGAGAATTGGATGCCTTGGGAAAGAGACATCTACGTTGCATTATTACAACAGCATCTTGAAGAAGAGCAATTAAAACAACAGCAGCAGATGAGCAATGCCCGTTTCTAATCCAACAGAGACAATCGATTCAAGAATCTTAAGACTTATTGGTCTAGAAGATGTCTTTGACTTGGATTATGAAACATATTTGCTTCTTCTTAAGGAAGCAATGGTTAAAGGTAGGATGACCAAAACAACAATTCCTACAGAAGAAATTGAATTGTTGACGAATGAATATAAAAGAGTAAAGAGTAAAAAGGACGCTGGAAGATTTCAAGTAAAAACTAAAAAAATAACGGCAAAATCTTTTACAATTGGTGGAAAAAAATTACCAGGAAGTAAAGAAACTAAAGCATTACCTGGAACTGGAATTGGTATTTCTCCTGTCTCAAAAAGTTTAGAAGATAATATTGCCACAATAACATCATCTGTGGTATCGATTGCAGATATTATGAGGCAGCAGGCAAAAGTAGCAAGTGATTCTGCTGCATATGATCGAAGGCAAGCAGAAAATGAAAAGAGAGCAGTTGCAGAAAGTAATTTAGAAAAAAGATTCGAAGGACTAAAAAAAGCAGCAGAAAAAATAATTGCTCCTGTAAAGGGAGTTCTAAGTAAGATTTTTGATTTTCTTACTAAAATTTTCTTTGGAAGAATACTTTATAAACTTGTAGAGTGGTTTGGAGACCCTAAAAACGCAAGTAAAGTAAAATCCATCATTCGTTTCATAGGAGATTGGTGGCCAGCATTATTGAGTTCTTATATTTTATTTGGTACATCATTCGGAAAATTTGTTAGAGGAACAGTAGGATTAATAGGAAGATTTATATTTCAAATAGGTCGAGTTGCCATACCACAACTCTTAAAACTCATAAGAACACCTTTTGGTGCTGGAGCAGCGTTGTTTAGTGCAGGTGCTTTAATACCTGCAATGTTCCCAGATACAGTTAATAAACAAGAAAGCAAAACTCAAAATGCACCTGGAACAACTGAGGATAAAATAAGAAAACTTCAAGAGCAAAAAGCAAATCTCAATTTGCTCCAAAAAATGCAAGGAGTTGGTTCAGAAATTGATGAACAAATATCATCGTTAAAATCAGGACAAACAAAATCTTATGGATTTAGTGGTGGCGGATATAGTGGATATATAAGCGGACAAAAGGGAATAGATAAGATTCCTGCAATGCTTTCTGATGGTGAATTTGTAATGTCCCGTGGTGCTGTTCAAATGTATGGAACAGACACTCTTTCTGCAATGAACGCTGCTGGTGGTGGTACAAATAGACCTAGAATAATAAGTGGATTAACTTATGCTCAAGGTGGTGGTTATGTGGGTGAAGAAAAAAAAGAAAGAATAAAAGATCCACTTTTAGAGGGTAGAAAATTTTTAAGTGTAGGTTCAAACACACCTTTTGTTAAAGATCCAATAAGTGCAATTGGTCGATTCATTAAATTTAAGTTTGGGGCAGATGTTAATCAACGGTCAACATGGGGTATTCCAACACCTACATCTGGAACTCGCACTTCTGGCAGAACTTCCACAGGGTCTTTAATGAATGACCCAATAGGTGCTATTCAAAGAATCGTTAACAGTGTAACAGAAAAATCCCCAGATACATCATCAAGACCAAGTGCTGGTGGAAATCAATTTACTAGAGTAACCAGCGAAATTCAAAGGAGACTAGGTGGACTTAAAGGAAAACCTGGAGAAAAAAATATGTTCCAGGAGATAGGGGAAAAACTACGTGGCCCTGGTGCAGCAACTTATAGAGATGCTGGTTCAATATATGCCAAACAAATGCTTGGTGGAATGGGTGGACCTATTAGTGAAAGAGATTTATCTGGAGAATCTCAACAAGAATTGCAGAAAGCAATTCAAAGAGCAAAAAAGAGAACATCGCAACAAATTAGAATAGAACAACAAAAATTAAATACTTTACTTCAAAATCCACCAAAACCAGGACAAGACAAGACTAAATGGAATAATGCAGTCGCTACTCAAAGAAGTTTTCTTAAGAAATTTAAAGAGGGTGGAATACGAGTTCAGTACACTGATTATGCAGAAAATGGCAAGATGAGTAAGTCTGCTGAAAATGCCAAGAATATTCTTGGGCAATTTTGGGCATATGGTAGAGACAAAAAAATGGGTGGTGGATATCGTGTAGAAGACAAATATGATTTTGATAAAATGAAAGACCCTATGGGGGTTTTATTTGGAAAAGGGAAAACAACACAACAAAGACTTCAAGCATTACACCAAATGAATCCTCTTAAAGGTGGTGGTGATGTTGATATGGTTCTTGGTGGAAAAAGAACTGCAGCAGAATCTTGGGGTCTTTCTGCAAGTAAAACTTTATTAGGCGGATTGTTTGGTGCATCTGGAAAACCAAAAGCGCAAATTGCATCACAAAAACCAAAAACAAAACCTGTAAAACCACCATCCAAATCTGGTCCGATGGTCATATATGGAAAAAATGATCCAAGAAGAAAACAAAAAGGACCATATAAATCTAGATTTGCAAGAAGTGGATCTGCAGTTCCAAAATTTAGTGCTTCTACTTCTGGATCTAGAACTAAAACACAAACTTTAGGTTTGATGAGATAAGATGGCAATTAATCCTCAAAAATTTTTACCAGCAGGAAAAACAGGTGGACCATTGGCAAAAATGTCCAAAAAACTTGTTAAAAGTTCCGCAGTTATTAGTTTATCCGAAAATTCTATAAAAAATATTGGCATAATAAAAGTAAAAGTTATAGAGGTTGAAAGCATACTGAAAGGTACTCTTGCCTTACAAAAAAAGCAATTAGATAATAAGAAAAGAGTATCAAGTCAATCTAGAAGAGAAAAGATAGAATCAAATTTAGAAACGAAACCAAAGGCAGAAAAAGGTGATGTTAAGATGCCAAAAGTCCCCGGTATGGGATTTTTAGATTGGGTTAAAAATTTTATAGGTAAAATCATTTTAGGATATTTTGCGGTTAGGATGATTGACCATCTTCCAAAACTAATGCCATTTGTAAAAGTTATAGGAGGAGCAGCAGATTTTATTATCAATGTTGGAGGCAAACTTCTAGATGGATTAGTTACTTTTATTGATTGGGGATATAAAGCATATGATGTCACAAGAGGATTTGTAAAAAATCTGTTTGGCAATGATGGTGTAAAACAATTTGATCAATTATCTGGACTTTTAAATCAATTTTTAAATCTTGCACTCATTGCAGGAATGGTTGCTGCTGGGTCTGGTGGTGGAAGAGGAAGAGGTGGTGGAGGTGGAGGTGTAAAACCAAGACCAGGAACTGGAGGAAGACCTAAAGTAACGACAAGTGGTGGTGGTCGTGCTGGTGGTATTGATATCAGAAATCCATTAAGACAAAGACCCAAAGTAACTATGGGTCGTGGTGGAAATCGAGCACTTTTATCTTCCATCAGGCCCTTTTTAAAGAGAATTCCATTACCAATTGTTGCAGCATTAATTGATTTTGGATTGTCCGTTGCACTTGGGGAAAATCCGGGAAGAGCAGCATTTAGAGCAATTGGAGCTGGTCTTTTAGGTGCAATCGGAGCGGCTGCAGGGTCAGTTGTTCCTGGAGCGGGGACTTTTATTGGTGGTTTACTAGGAGGAACGGCTGGAGATTTAGTAGGAGGAGCTTTATATGATTCATTTTTTAGCGGCAAATCAGCAACTCCAAAAACTCAAGGAAGAGCACAAGGGGGGAATGTTATTTCCAGGGGAGGAAAATTTGGAGGAGTTTCCAGAACCATTACAAAAGAAAATAGAGGTAAATATAAAAGATTAATCACAAAAAAACCTGGCAGAATTGAAATCAAACCAGGTGCTGATATTGGGGGAGAAGAAAAACTTTTTGGTTTATTTCCTAAACCAAAACTACCAGAGTTCATCAATCCATTTGGAGTCATTGAGAAAAGTGGAAAAGAATTAGGTAAAAGTGATTTCTTTGGGCCAATTCTTGCAATTACATCTAAAATTTTATTAGGACAAAAACCAAGCAATAGCGATTATAAAAACGTTGGACTTGGAATTAATCTTTTAATATCAAAAGGTATTCAAGATGGAAGATTAAAAGGTGGTGTAGCTGCTGCATTCGCTGAAGGTGGTTTTGTAGATCCACAAACACTTTCTGCAATATCTGATGGCGGAGATATAAGTGATTGGGTATCTGCTTCATTTAAAGATGCAACTGAAAGCAATGCCCAAAAGACATTAAGAGAAATTCAAGAGAATTTAAGATTAAAAAAAGAGGGTAATGGATCTGAAACAAAACCAACATCAGAAGAGGACGTACCAACAGGAACTGGGTCATTAACTGGCAATACAAACGCAGAAAAAGTTTTTAATTATCTTATTGGATATGGGTTTACTGAACAAGCAGCCGCTGGTGTAATCGGAAACCTTATGCAAGAATCTGGAGTCAATCCCCAATCAAAACAACTTGGCGGAGGTCCCGGAAGAGGTATTATGCAATGGGGAACAGGTGCAGGTAGTGGTGGAAGATGGGATGCACTCGTTGCTTGGGCATCATCGTCTGGAAAAGATCCATGGAAATTAGACACTCAAGTTGAATGGATGATGAAAGAAATGAAAAGTTATGGAACGTTGAATAGATTAAAGGGTGTCACTAATGTAAAAAAAGCAGTTGAAATATTTGAAAGTGAAATGGAAAAAGCAGGAACTCCAAACTATCCTAGAAGATATCAATATGCTGCTGATGCTTTGGCAAGTTTTGGAAAGGGTCGTGCTGGTGGTGGAAATTTTACAGGAGGAGGGACAGGGGCTGGATATGGCTCTGGTGGAGTTAAAATCGCAGGCGATTTGGGAGATTATTTGAAAGCAAATAGAGGTGAAATTGGAGTGACTGGAAGTATTCATCAGCACCCTAGACATCCAGGACAATCTAGAAGAAATTATTTTTCATATCATAACCAAAATAGAGCACTTGATATTGGTGGATATGGGCCCAATCATCCAAGTTCAGGTGGAAGAGATGAGCAAGCACCAGTCATTAGAGCGTTATTATCATGGAACAAAAAAAATGGATATACTCCTGTAGAAATTATTCATGGCTCACCTGCATTTAAGGGGTTAGGAAAATATGAATCAGCTCCAAATGCTCTCCACTCAAATCACGTCCATGTTGCATATAAAAAAGGTGGAGAAACTTTAGGTTATCCTCACCTTGCATCAATTGCAGAAAATGGTCCAGAAATTGTTATTGATAATGATAGTGCGTATTCAAGTCCTGAAGCTAAAAATATGTTGCTTGCCATCAACCAAGCAAAAGGATACAAAGGTGTTATGGAAGCAATAAGACAATATGCTCCATATGATGCTTTGGCTCCACAAATGATTTTCATGCCAGAGACAAATGTTGGTAGTGACTATGATGGTGAACAAGATGAATCAATGATAGCGATGCAATCCGTTGGTGGAGAAAGTTCGAATCCGATGGATGTTTTATACAAGGGTGGTTAAATATAAGAAGGAGAAATAACTCATGGCACAACAGTTAAACGTATCTAAGAAGGGTCAATCATCCTTCGTAACAAAAGCAGAAATTAAATCAAACAAAGATCCAAACAAGATTGTAAGTCTACTTGGTGGACTAGACACTCCTGGCCCACGTCTTGTTCGTATCATGTATTATGAAAGCATTCTTCAAGATACGGTAAAAGCTGAGGTGATGTTCGATGACACTGGCGGATCTATAGATAATAAATCAACGATTGAAGGTTTACCCCTAGTAGGAACTGAGGAAGTCAACCTAAAATTCAAAGACAATAATGAAAATGAGATTAAAGTTCAATTGTATGTGAATAAAGTTACTCCCACATATGAAGATACGCGCAAATCCAGAGTTGCTATCAGTTTAGTTTCTGAAGAATTCTTGAAAAATGAACAAATCAGACTGAATATTCGTTTTGATGGTAAAATATCTAATCATATTCGAAGAATTTTAACTGATAAAAAGTTTTTAGGGACAAAAAAGAAGTTAGATATTGAGGAGACAGGTAATAATTATAATTTTATCGGAAACAATAGAAAACCATATTATGCTTTAAATTGGTTATCCAAGGCATCAATACCTGGCAAAGATGGAAAGAAAGGAGATAGTGCAGGATTTTTCTTTTTTGAAACTTCTGAAGGATTTAAGTTCAAATCAATTGATGGTTTATTTGCACAAGAGAAGAAAAGATCATTGATTTATAATGAATCTACAGATAAAGATGGTAAAGTTCCATCCGGATATGATGGAAAAGTTTTAGAACAACAAGCAGACAATGCAGTGAATGCTCAAGAAAAGTTTCAAATGGGCGCATATGGAACAAGATTAATTGTATTTGATCCATTTAACTGCTACTATGAAGTTGTTAAGCAAACAGCAGAAAGTTCTAAGAAAGGAACAAAACTTGCAGGAAAAGATTTGCCAAAATTAAATGATAAGTTTAAAAGTGATTTTACTCGCACAACTTATATGTTAATTGACAAGGGAACTCTTCCAACAGGTAGTACAAAACAACAAATTGAGAAATCAACAGAACAAAATTTCGAATCCAAAAATGTTCTGAATCAAGCAATTCGTAGATACAATCAAATGTTTGCAGGTATGCAGACAATTACGATTGCTGGAGATTTTTCTTTACATGCTGGAGATGTTATCTTTTTAGATACACCAGGACTCAGACCAGAAAAAAATGATGAAGTCAATAAGGAATATGGGGGTCTATATATTATAGCTGATCTATGTCACTACATTTCTTCAACTGAAACCTATACAAAACTAAACCTAGTGAGAGATTCTTTTGGAAGAAAAGGTAATCACACCAATCGCGTTCCACTATAACAATGACAGACAGAAGTATTCAACAGCATATTAATGATGATAAAGATATGCTAGAAAATCCAACAATTTCTCCACAAATGCGTCGTCATGTGGAAGATGAGTTAGATCATCTTGAAAAATATCAAGCGAAACATCCTGATGAAGAGCATGATCCAACAGCATTTGAGATGTACTGTGATGAACATCCAGATGCATCGGAGTGTAGGATTTACGAGGATTGATTTAAATGGAAGGTGGTTCTCTCTTTAATCCTGGATTTTTAGGCGCAAACTTTTTATGGTGGGTTGGTCAAGTTGCCGACGATTCCACATGGAGAGAAAACTTAAAAGAAGGCAAACATAAAAGTAGTGGTGAAGTACCTGGATGGGGATATAGGTACAAGGTAAGAATCATTGGTCTTCATGATAAGGAAGAGGAAACAATTCCATCTGATCAACTTCCTTGGGCTCAAGTCATGTATCCCATAACTGCAGGTGGCGGTCAAGGTAGTTCTTATCAAACTCCTGCAATTAAACAGGGAATGTTTGTTTTTGGATTTTTTCTAGATGGGCAAGACCAACAAGTTCCTGTAATCATGGGTGTGTTGGGAGCAAATCCCCAAATTCAAAAAACACCCAAAACCGCAGTGAATGGTGGTGAAAACTATACATCTCAGAGTGGTCATGGAAATCAATCACCAGATGCAACAAAAAAAGTAAAAGATAATGATTTAGCAACTGAGAGACCATCAGGTACAAGTCAATCTGGAACTCCAACAGGAGGAAATAATCCAGCAAATCCACCCACACCAAATGCAGTTCCAACAAAAGAAAGTCCAGCAGCTCCACATCAACAAACTGCAGGTGATAAGAAGAAGGATAGAGTTTTAAAAAGAAAACATACCTTACTCTGTCCAGATCCAAATAAAAGTTCTCCGTTAAAAGGAGTTCAAACTGAAATTGAAAGAGTAACAAAAGAAATTGAAAAAATTCAAAAAGCAATACAAGATTATGAATCTGCAATAAGTGCGGGATTGAGTGTGATTGATAGTGCTATCAGTGCAATCAATCAAATTAATAGGATGCTTAAAGATGCTGCTTGTCAAATTGCAAAATTTTTACAAACAATCTATCAATTAATACAGGATTTCATATCTGACTTGTATACCAAAATTCTTCAACCATTATTCAAACTTACACCACCATCAACAAGAATTAAATGGCTTGAAAAATTAATAAAAGGATTAGAAATAATTTCTTGTATCTTCAATAAAATTGGATTATCATTATGCGATTCTGCAGAAAAAGCATTAAAAGATTCTCTTAAGAGAAAAAGTCAACAGTCTCCTCCACCACCAGAATATGCGGACAGATTTCCAGATATTCCTTGGTTAGTGAGAGATAATCATTATAATCCAACACCAGTTTGCTCTGTAGAAGAACTTGTTGGCAGTGTTCTTGGTGAAAATTTAAATGATATTGTACAAGGGTTTGATGCTGCCATTTCGCCAATTGTTGCAGACATTCAAAACACTTTAGCAGGTGTTGGTGTAAATGACGGCGGAGCACAATCTCAATCTTCAGATCTTATCACACCATTAAATCTAGGTTCATTAAGTGTTTCTGGTCTTTTAAATACGGGTTCTTTAGGTGGTGGTGGGTTTGATATAGGAGCTGCACTTGGATTTGTAAGTGCAATCACATCATTCTTCTCATGTGATATTTTGCCAAAATGTTCGGCAAACGATACTCATACATTACAAGAAGGTGGTAGCGGAAAACCAGGAACTGATGAACCTAATCCAGTTGCTGTTGCACAAGTTGCACAAGAGAAATCTTTAGCACAAGCAACTGGTGGAGGAACTTTAACTGGCGCTGGAACAGCAGCAGAAGGAACATATGTTGTTCCCAATGATGTGGCATAGGAGAAATAACAATGCAAATCGTCCCACCATCAATTGATAATATTAAAGTTGGATACATCAGTAGAACTGAGGGTTATGTTCATGATTTATCAATTGAGCAAGCAAATGAGTATGAAAGGTTCAATCCAGGAACAACCTTTATTTTTGTTGATGGTGATAGAGAAATTAATTATCTGACAATTAATCAAGTAAATGAATTATCTGTCAAAGATTTATTAAGAACTGATGCATGTAATACTGATTTTCAACCTTGCGGTCCACCTAGAATTAACTTCTTTGATGGTGAAGGAATTGGTGCAAAAGCAAATCCAATTATAGATGCTAATGGCGTTATCATTGCTGTTGACGTTATTTCTGGAGGATTTGGATATTCAAGTCCACCAAGAGTACAAGTTATTGATGATTGTGATAATGGAAGTGGCGCAGTTCTTCAGGCAATTGTTGAACGGGGTGTTGTCATTGAAGTTATTGTTTTAGATGGCGGTAGGGGTTACTTACAATCAAAGCAATCTGCAAATTTTTCTTTGGGTACAGTTCCACAATACTTAGCCAGAGTTTGTTTGAAAAGAGTTCTTATTACAAATCCAGGAATTAACTATAACTGTAGTATCGATAGACTAGTAATATCTCCATCAAATGGAGCGACATTATCATACAGTTGCGATTCTTTTGGTAGAATCACAAGAGTCGATGTTGTAAGTAAAGGATGTTACCAAGAGTTGCCATCCATTTATATGGAAAGTGATACGGGTCTTAATGCTTCTTTTGTTCCAGTGTTTGAAATTACACGAGACCCAACAGAACCAGAATCACCCGATGATACTGTTATTAAAGTCTATGATTTGGTCGGACTAACACTTCAAGGATATATTGGTGGAAAGGAATATTATGGTAATGTTTATTTTGAAAATGGATTAAAGTATGCTGGAAGAAGAAATACTGGTGGAGTAGTCAGAGTTTATGATACCAAAAGAGAGAGTATATCTCAATAAATATTAGAATCATTCATCTTATTTTATGGCAAGTAAAAGAAATTTTTGGACTCAAATAATGAGTGCTATGAATGGTGCTCTTTCTTTTGGGTCGTTGAGTCCAACTGGTGATGTAACGTCAAGTGTTGAACTTCAGGGGTTGGATGGAAGACATTTTATCGATTTAACGGAAGATGGAGTTCGCAAAGGTTGGACTACAATCAATGCTCCCGGTGCTATTCAATTAAATTCAGGCGAAGATTTGGAAAAAGGTCAAGATGGTCTTTTTCTCAATGCTGAAAATGGTGATGTAATTCTTAGAGCAAGGAATGGTAAAGTACGTATTGAAGGATTGGATGTTGAAATTACAGCGTCTGGTGCTGGCACGGAGGGATTTTGTGAAATCTTAGCAAATCAAGATCTAAAGATTACTGGAAAAAATATTACTTTGAATGGAAAGCAATCACTCAAGTTAATGTCAACTGGTGTTTTGACTTTAGATGGAAAATTAGGTATGCAAATACTTTCATCTATGGTCAACGGCGCTTCATCTGCAACAAATTCAAGAAAAAAACCTGGTCAAATAAAATAAGGAGGAATCATGGCTTTTCAATTTGATGAAACACACATTTATGACGGACAACATTTGGTTTGTGGTGAAGATAAGATTCCAAAAGCATTGGGAGTAGGCCCACTAAAAACTCCAGGTTCTTCTTATGTTGAAGGTCCATTACAAGTCGGTGATGTTAATGAATTTGCGATTGCAGAGGGTGCAACAATACTTGGGCAAGCATCAGGAAATCTAAAAATTCCAAGACCAATTTATGCCCTATTGGTAAAAACATATGCACGAATCAAAAGTTTTTTAAAAGTTGATACGCTGCTAACCGTCAAACTTATCAAATCAAAAATAATTTACACAGAAGTTTTAATGGCAAAAACCAAAAACTTCATTATTGACCACCCAACAAAAACAGGAACAAAATTAGTTCATGCATGTTTGGAAGGCCCAGAAAACGGAGTCTATTTTAGAGGTAGAATCAAAAATAAAACTGCAATCTATTTGCCAGAATATTGGGAAAAACTGGTTGATCCAACTACAATTACTGTTAGTTTGACACCTATTGGCGCACATCAAAATATAATTGTAAAAAGAATTGCAGATAACGTAATTCATTTACAATCAAATGGTGGTATTCCAATTGATTGCTATTTTCATGTGTTTGCTACACGTATTGATGTTTCAAGACTAGTAACGGAGATTGAAGAATAATGGCTGGGTTTCAATTTAAAAACTATGGAACATTTACAGGTCCACAAAGTTTAGGTGGTGATTATAATTACGATGCTGTATCTTTTGAAATTGAACCATCTGTAGGATCTGGTGCTCCTAAGTGGTCAACAGATTTACCAACAGACACTTCTTTCCAACTTACAGACCTTGCAATGGTTCTGTTTAATAATAGTGCAAATTATGTTGGTTTTTACTGTAATGGAGTTGCAACCCAACTAATGACACTTGCTCACAGTCAAGGTGAAATTCCAACATTTAGAATACAATCTAGAAATACTATTCTAAGTGGGCAAGTGCTTGTAAATGATAAAATTATTTGTAATGGACCTGTCATTGCAAATGGAGTAATTACTGGAACAACAATTACACGACTTGATGCAGATATTGCTACTGCAAAGACATTACCAGCAAAATCATTTGACATTCCACATCCATCTAAAGAAGGACATCGATTGCGCCATGTTTCTTTAGAAGGTCCAGAAATTGGTGTTTATTATCGTGGAAAACTTGAAAATAAAAATATTATTGAACTTCCAGATTATTGGGAAGGACTTGTCAACTCAGATACAATTACTGTAAACTTAACTCCTGTAGGTTGCTATCAAGAACTTTTTGTAGAAACAATCGATGAGTCTAAAACCATCAAGATTAAAAATAGAGATGGAGAACTTATAAATTGTCATTATACAGTTTATGCGGAGAGAAAAGATTTAGCGAAGTTGGTCGTAGAGTATGAGGGAGAATCTCCAAAAGATTATCCTGGACAAGATTTTTTGAATTTAAACGTGGGAGATAAGTAGAATGGGATTTGCAAGTACAACACTCACTATTAATGAAATTTTAACAAACTCAAATACAGTTGGTGGTGCAGCGATTGTCGGTCCACTACCAGAAGCTATTGGTATTGCAAGTGAAACTGTTGCTAAATGGAAAGCGCCATGCACTTCAGTTGATAACGCTGCTTTGACTTTGTTTAATAAAGTTAAGCAAAGACAATTGGATATTGCAACTGTTGGTGGAAATACTGGTCTTGCATCAGATTGTTACAGTAAAAATATTGCACTTGGGACATTTATTCTTAATACACTTTATGGAGATTTAGTGAGTGGTATAGCAACTGCTTATGGGTCAACTTTTGGTATTAATAATGGATCTGCAACCACTGTTATCTATGGTGTCATTAAATATGATACCTTGGAGGCGTATCGATATCCAAAATTAGAAACTTTAGATGCCTCTGGAGATAATCCTCTAGAAGGTGAAGGATATGTTAGTATTACGTCTTCAAATACTGGAATTGGTAAAATTACAACCTATACAAGAGGAGGTGGATCTTCTGCTGGAACAGTATTTGCATTTGCAGCTCCTGGATGCGCTGAGTACACTGGTATTGCAAATAGTCTCTCGTCTCTCAAAGCACAATATGATAGTGAATATGTTGGAATGGCAACTCATGTTAATAATGCAACCATATTGAAGGGATATAAACATTCAGCTCAGTTAGAATGGTGGTCTTTGAATAAATCTAGCAACAGTTTGAATGTTGGCATCACATCAAATAATTCCATTTCCAATATCATTGCGTCATACCCTTGACACGGACCCCCTGACCGTGCTATGATACCTAGGTAATCAACGGACGACCGAATGCAAGACGAGTACCTTTCACGCTGCGTTGTGGACCCTATCAAGCGTACAGTGTACCTGTACTCCAGTGAGGGGTCAGAAAAGCAAGTGACATGTGATACGGTTGAAGAATTTATGAACGTGCTAGAGTTTGTTCGTGCTACAGTGGATGAAGAAACACTTTCATACGCAAATCCCCTATGAGTCCATACAAAATTTCATACAAAGACCTCAAAGAGGAACCAGTTAAAACTACTCCAGAAAATGTAAAAGAGGCAAATGAAGCACTCTTTTCTGCAAAGTGGAATCTCCCTAAAGCAGCAAAACACTGCGGAATGTCACAAAAAGAAATGAAGTTGACATTCTGGGAGTTTATCAAGTATAATCCTATCACGTATCAAGCGTGATTTTTATGGGAGCGTGGCGGAACAGGTAGACGCACCGGACTTAAAATCCGTTGGGAGTTAATCCCGTGGGAGTTCGACCCTCCCCGTTCCTATTAGGAGTTTTAATTGACTCCTAAATAAACAAAAAACGGTTATCTATGAAATATCGCATAGAAACTGCCTATTGTTGGTATAACAAAGGAACACAAATTGTTCTGATGTATTTTATAAATGGAATTCCTTTTACATTTGATGAACTGCCACATACATCACTTCACACAACAGAAGTAGTAGAAGCAGCAAATCAAACGTTAGCATATGAACCAGAGGAACTTTATCGGTCATCTTTTTATCTGATAGACGAACTTTGCCACCCAATGCTTTTTGATGTAGAATTAGAAAATCCTGAATTATTGCCAGCAGATTAATGCCCTTGTAGCTCAGTGGTAGAGCGCGGCTTTTGTAAAGCCGATGTCGCAAGTTCAAATCTTGTCGGGGGCTTGAGTTCGCAAAACTCCAAAATGTCATTAATATCACAAAGAGACCGACAACTTGCAATTGATGCACTTACCTGTTATGCTAGAGTTAAAGAAACTTTAGACTGGTCTGAGCAAGATAGAATGGAAGTTAATGCTCTGATTAATTGGATTAAATTGGAGTATCAGAAAAATGAAAATTAATCTCTGGTGGTGCAAAGATATGGGACAGTGGCGGTGGACTTTGTGTGATGATGCTCGTCCAATTATTAAACAAGAATCAGGACAACAACCAAATTTGAGAGATGCAATGAATGACGTTGCAAATACGGTAGAATATATGTTGAATGAAAAGTGAGTATTATATTGATAAAGTCAGTAAAAAGGAAGCAGAAGAACTTTTACTGAAATATCACTATTTGAAAGACATCTCAAAAGGATTCAAAAGTGGTTATAATTATGGATTATTCAAGAAAAACGATTTCTGTCCACTAAAGATTGGTGGACTACTTGGTGTCATAATTTTTACTGGACTACCTGTCCCAGAAATTGCACAAGGAGCATTTGGATTAGAACGGAATGAACAACAAGGACTATTTGAACTTTCGCGCCTCTGCATCCACCCAGACACCCAATCTGTTGAGCATAATATCACTTCTTGGTTTGTTTCAAGATCGATTAGACAGTTACGGAAGGATACTGAAGTTAAAGCAATCA